CATAAACGCTGACTTAGTAACCAGTTCAATCTCGGGATTCGTATCGGATGCAATCATAGAGCTTTTGGCGATCAGCGTTCCGTCGATACCGGTACAATGAATTTTATATACCGTTTGTCTTTGCTTCTGGCGGCGGATGCCGCCGTACTGAACCGCATTATCCAAATTAACACTCTCTGCGGTAGATGGATATTTTGTAAAATAGCTGTTTTGAGCTTCCTCCCACAGTTCGGCAATTTGATTTCCGAAGGTCGTAACCAGGACATTTAAAAAGGACTTCGGATACACTCGCGTATCAAAACCAAAGTCCTCTGTCAAATCCGTATGAATTTCATCTAAAATAGTGTCCATCCGTTTCAGCACAAAGCCTTTGGGGGTGACACCATATTTCTCACCCACGTATCATCACCTCCTTTTTTATAGTTTCGCCATTTGCCGTATAGGCTACGAATTTTATCAACCCTTCCCTGGTCGTGGCATCCTGCGTGATCGAAACGGTTGCGTCAACAATTCCTTCGACAGATAATATTTCCTGCTTAACCAACTCTTCAAAATAGGCCCGATTAGGTTTCTTCTGGAATAGCTTTTCAAAGTATGGAAGGCCATACTCTTTATTCCATCTCCACTCACCAGAGAACCATTGTAGCCGAATCTTAATCGCTTGCACAATAGAATCCGCGAGAATGATATCACCTTTTTCATCCAGACAAAGATCACCATCCGCATTCAGTAAAATATCCATAACCTCCTCCTATAATCCCGGAATAGTACCGTAAATTGTGCCACTGCAATTGATGTTTCCACTTACAGAGAGACTCCCTTGTACCGAAACATTCCCATTTGATACGGTTAACTTCGTTGCGCCACTACGGATTACCACAGACTTAGAACTGCATGCCTCTTGAAATGCGCTGCCGGCCACCTTGCCAAGACCAGGAATGGCTACCGCATTTGTCAGATCGAACCGCAAGGTCATTTTGGATTCACCGCCATATAGAAAGCTATCCAACTGCTGCTCTGAAAAAATCAGCAGGCAGCTATCCCCTACGGCTACAGGAAAAGCAATCTCTACTCCAGAAATACTACTCTGCGGCAGAACAAGAGGAACACTGGACAACACCGGAAAGTCAAGATACTTGCCCTGCCGGGTTTTGTATTTGCCGACCGGGGCAACCGTAACAAATCCAGTGTTAAGATCAACCGCCTGAATCGTACCTGGTATCGCCGTATGGATTTCATTGACTACATCACCGGCCACGTCTTTAACTTTACTCGCAAACTCTGATAACATTTATTGCTTCACCTCCAATAGCTGGGCCGTACAGGTCCACTCCCCTTCCAGGTTGTCACCATTGATTGTAATCTTATCAACCCGGAAATCTCCCTTAATTGATCGGGATTCCAGCCGGACAAAATCATTCACTCCGATAGCGCCGTTTAGTAAATACCTGACTTCATACCCTATCTGCTTTTTATCCGTTTCATTCTCACTGGCTTCTCCGTTTTCCTGCGCCAAGGTAACACGTTTGGGTATATCCAGCAGGCCAGTCTCCGGACTCAGTACATAAGCTCTGGTGTTAATCGGCTCATTCGGCAGCCGTATATGCAGTATATGATTTTGCATGGACCATGAGAGGCCACAGGCATCACACAGCTTGCTTAGTGCATCCTTGGCGGCTCCAACAAAACTGAAACCATTTTGCAGATCCTCAAACACACAACCGGCCGAATAGATAACAGATACCCCCATTAGAGAAGAGATCTGGTCAAAGATTACTTTGGTATTTACCTTTTCGACATAAGATATCGTCATAAAAGTATCCCGAAGCTCCACACGACCGTCCACGACTTCCAGCTCCGTCAGCCGATCTGCCCCATCCAGCTTGGTTTCCACTGTCACTACATTTCCCACAAATATCAGAGAGGTATGGTCATCATAGCCAGCTTGCAGCTCCACCACACAATCTTCCCCGTCCAGGATGCTCAGGCTGGCCGGGGATAGGTTCCACACCTGTATCTTCGATGTGTTGGATGTCTCCAGTGTGTTTTTTTCAATTGTAAAGGAAATATGAAGCGCATGGGGACTGGTGTCCCCAATCACAAATCCACTCTGTCCCATTGCTCCGGCTCTCATTTGGTACTTTCGATTAAAATTCGTATCTCCCACTCTATCACCTCCTACAACTCATCCTGTGTTAAATAAACAAATGATGCCGTTCCATCCCAAAAATCATTTCTGCCAATCCGGTCCTGATTACTGATTGCACCAAACACAACATCGGGCAGATCCGGATAAGTATAAAAATGAAGCAGGGGAAAGTCAGGTACAATCTTGGTCATGGCAATAATCGGTTCCTGAAAAGCATCATATAAGCCAAAGCTCCAATAATCACCCATTTCATTATAGGTAAAACGAATAATATATTCCTTGTTATCAATCGACAAAGACGACATACTGTCATTCCTTTTTGGTACTGCAATTTCTACCACACTTCACCTCCGATCATAAGAAGCCAAGTCCAGAGGCAGCCCCATACAAAATAGAACCTTTCTTTTCAGACTTCGTGGATGAGCTGCTTGATTTGCTGGAACTTGAACCACCACTCCCTCCTGAACTGGCAGACGTACTTGCTTTGCCGGCATTTGATTCACTTTTTCCGCTCTTTAGAGAATAGCTCGGGATATCAGTGGTCTTCCGCTGTGTAACGTTTACTTCCTTCATGGACAGGGAAACTTCGTAATAGCTGTTGTTTATCTTGCTTATCGTCATACTGGTAATACCCATATTACTGTAGCTCCTGCCAGTCATTTCAACTGTTACCAAAGCTTTTGAAAAATACAGGTTTTCCAGCTCGGATTTTACCTGCTCCGTTCTCCCTGACGAAACTCCGTGCCGAGATTTCCACGTCACCGGCAAATTTCCAATATAGGCCACTACATTAAGTACCACCGGGCGGAGAATTATAGTATCTGATACACTATAGCCATCCTCCACCGGATACTCTGGTATATCCTGGGTGTACTGATTATTTACATCCGCAAGGACATCCATTTCTATGCCGTTAATACTTGCAGGCATCAAATCTTTCATGAGCCACCCCCTCCTAAATTGAATAAGCCAGCCCTCTTGCCAGGAGCTTAGTAGCATCTCCGGCAGACTGATTCATTCCTTTCGAGACATTCGCCTGGGTTTGCCGATCACCACCAGAATAGGAATTCTGGAATGTGTTGTTCTGTGTTATGTTCGTACTCCGGTTGTTTACGGTTCCTGCCGCTGCGGCCACATTCGCATTTGCCGCCTTTGCAAACATCGCCATATTTCCGGCCAGGCTTTTTACCCGGTCAAGGACAAGGTCTTCATTGCCTTTAATACCTTTCGCCAGCCCCTGCATAAAATCAGGCATCCAGCTCTCATATTTCGTCAGAGGCCCTTCGTCCGGAACTGAAAAATGCAGATAAGACGTTATAGATTCTGCAACCCCTTTCACTGCATCTTTTACCGCATTGATTTTGTTCTTAATGCCCTGAATTAGGCCATCAATGAAATCCTCCCCCCAGACAATCGCTTTTGCCGGCAGGTCCGTGATGAACTTAATTGCTTCACCCAACTTAGTTGTTATGGTTGTTTTAATAGCACCCATCTTATTTGAGATTCCGGTTTTGATATTCGTGAAGGTGGTAAGGATTTTTTCCTTTATGCTGTTAAACTTATCCTGAAATAAAATCCGTATGATTTCCAGCACCGTTGATATAACAGTTTTAATACCCTCCAATATCAAAGAAACATACTCTTTCAGGTACTGCCAGGCTCCTTCCCAGTCTCCCGTAAAAACGGCAATCCAAAAATTAACCAAGGCCAAAATAGCATCTAAAGCAATCTGGAAGATATTCTGAATGCCCTCCCAAAGGACACCAAAGGCCTGCTTAATTTCATCGCCCCATTCAGCCCAGAAATTCTTCAGGCCGTTAAAAATATACGTGGCTGCCTTAGAAAGATTATTCCAGATCCGTTTTAAGCTGGTCCAGATAAAATTCCAGACCTTGAGTGCTGTGCCTTTTATACTATCGCCATTTTTATTCCAAAACTGCTTCAGACTATCCGCAGTTTTCTTACCAAGGTTCTTCAAAAACTCCCATACCGCAGTAAGGAATTCTTTAATCTTCCCCCAGGCAGCAAGGATTTTCTCTCTCACCTCATCTGCATCAATCCCGGCTTTCT